ACATAACGGTCGAAGGCGTGTTTGCGCTCCAGGCTGCGCGGATCGGACGATTTGCGCTCCCCGCCCAGAACCGGACGCGCCGCGTCCAGCAGCAAGCTGTCGAGATGACGGGCTTGCGCATCCAGGGCCCGGTTGATGCGGTCCACCTTCTCGTCCAGCACGACATCGCCGGAGCGCTTCTCCAGCCCTTTCAGCCGTGCGTCATTGTCCTGTTTGAAGGCATCGAAGCCGGCGAGGAAATCCTCGAACGCCTTCTTTATTTCGAGATTATTCGGCGCATCCACGCCGAAGGCCTTGGCTTCCAGTTCCATATCAGTCTCCTTGTTGAAAATTCATTCCGCTGCGCGCAGCCGCGCCCCGGCATCGCGAAAGGCCCGCGCCAAATCGTTGCGTGCGCCGATGGCCGTGACCTGCGATCCGGCCAGCAAGGGGAAGGTCACAACCGACACTTCCCAAAGCTCGACTTCCTGCAGCAGGCGGCCCGCCGCCTGGCGGCTGGCGCGCACGGTGCGAAAGCCGATCGACAGGCCATTCAGCGCACCTTCCGCCAGCAGGGCGCGCACATCGCGGGCCTGTTCGACCTCGGCCGACAGGCGTCCGCGCACATACAGACCGCGCCCATCCTCGGCGATCTCGTCCCAGACGCCGATGGGCGCGTGGGCGAAATGCTGATACAGCAGCCGCACGTCGGCCGGCCCGCGCCGCCGCAGTGACGCGGCGAACGCGCCCGGCGCCACCATGTCGCCGGCGCCGTCGCGCACCCCGAACAGCGAGGCATAGCCCTCGAATTCGTCGCGGCCCAGCGGCGTCAACCCGGCAAAGATGTTGCGGCGCGCGAGCGGACGCCGCGCGTAAGCGATCTGAACTGTCATGTGCTGATTTTTCTTTGTCATTCCCGCGAAAGCGGGAGGCCGACTTCGTTACCGTGTGGGCCGATCCAGTTTCGTCTCGATCCGCTCCACGCTTTCCTTGATGGTGCGCACCTGTTCGGCCACCACCGCCACCTGTTCGATCGCAGCGCGGTCTGACGCCACGGTGCGCTCCAGCGTGGCGATGCGTTCGGCGGCCGACCCGGCCCAGAACAGCGCCCCCGCCGTCTGCAACAAAAAAGCCGCCACAAGGGCGGCTGGAATTTTTTTCTCCGGCGCGCTTCGCGCCTGGAAGGTGTCCGTCAAAGCCATCAGCTGCTCACATCGGCGCCGTCATGCGCCATCGCATGGGGAACGAAGTCGTGCGCCGAGAGCCGCTTCAGGGCGCGCTCCAGCAAATCTTTCACCGCGGCGCGGGCCCGGGTGGCCGCCGCATCCATCTCGGGCCCGTTCAGCAACAGCATCGCCGCCTGCATTCCCTTTGGTCCGGGCAGCGCCAGGAAAAGCGGGATGCCGTCGGCAACGGCGCCGGCGACATAATCCACGAACCAGGGCTGGCGCACGGTCTTCAGCGGATTGCCGACCAGCGTCAGGGTGATGCCCACCGCGCCACCGAATTGCGGCGGCACATCGTCGGTTCCCAGGGTGGCGAACACACCGGCGATATCGGGCCGCCAGCCTTCGGGAATGAGCGTAGTGCGCCGCCAGCCGCAGAAGAAACGGCGGCAGACGCCAGGCCGCGTCTCATAGATATCGCATCCCGCCTTGGAATGGCGGCAGACCGAACCCGAAAGCTTGGTCAGCTCCGGACTGTCGATCACCGGGACAACGCAACACAGATTGCAGGCGCCGCACGCGCGCCCCGGAACAAGCTCTTCCATCCCCTGGACCGTATCGGCGCGCACCAACGGCAAACATGTTCGTTCTTGTCATGAACTATCGGAAAAGTTTTCGCTGCCAGCTTCTTGCGGTCACACATCCCCGCCTTCCACCGGGCCATACCCCGCCGCCGCCCGCTTCTCGTTGATGGTGAGGAAATCCGCCGCGTTCAGCTTGTCCCAAAGCGTCTCGCGCGCTTCGACCAGGGCGTCCACCGCGTCGGCGTCGAAGCCGATCCGCAAGCCGTCACCGAAGCGTGGCGCCAGCCAGCGCGTCAGGGCGGCGGCACTGCGCCCCACCAGCGGCAGCACCGTCTGGCGCCAGAAATTCAGATTGGCTTCGGCATAGTTGGCATAGGTGTTGTCGCCGGGCAGGCCCAACAGCATGGGCGGCACACCGAAGGCCAGGGCGATCTCGCGCGCCGCCTGGGCACGGGTGGCGGCGAAGTCCATGTCGGACGGGGCATAACTCATCGCCTTCCAGTCCAGCCCGCCTTCCAGCACCATCGGACGGCCGGCATTGGCGCTGCCCTGATAGGCGTCTTCCAGTTCGCGCTTCAGGCGGCCGAACTGTTCCTCGCTCAGGCCGCCATCGGCTCCCTTATATATAAGTGCGCCGGAAGGGCGGGCGGCATTGTCCAGCAGCGCCTTGCTCCAGGCCGCGCCGGCATTGTGAACCTCGACAGCCGTCGCGGCCACGGCCAGGGGCGACAGGCCGTAATAATCGTCCAGCGGATGAAACAGCGACAGATGCAGCACCGGCAGGAAGCCGGTGGCATCGTGACCGATGCGGGTGGCGCGGCCATCGACATCGACGGTGTAGTCGTAAGCCGCCGGCCAGCCCCGCGCCCCCGGCACCACCGTCACGCGGTCGGGCCGCAGCACATGCAGTTCGCGCGGTGTGCCGTCCAACGTCACCGCTTCCAGATAGGCGTTGCCGGCGCTTTGCAGAAAGGCGTACCAGCGCTCGAACAGGCTGGCGCCGTCTTCGCGGGCATTGGGCCGCGCCAGCAACGTCAGCAGCGCGCCGTCATAGAGCAGCCACGGCACCGAGGCCGCCGCCGATGCGATCTTGGCGATGCAGGCATAGGCGACGGCGTTCCGCATCACCCCGGTGCGGGCCAGGGCGGTGGTATCGCGCCCGCCCCAGCGGGCGGCCGCGCCCAGGCTCAAGGCCAGAAGGCCGGAGCCCGACTTGCGCTCCGGCACGCCGCGAAAGGCGCGAAAAAGATCAAACATGGGGTTCATTCCTTGAAAAGCCGTTCCGCGCTATCGTGGCGGTCCGGGAGAATCACAATGACCGCCGCCGCCAAACCCGCCACCAGGATGACCGCGCCGCGGTTCGAATATGTGCTTGGCGCCGACGCCGACACCCATGCCGGCGCCGTCAAGCTCCTGTTCCTGGGCACCGACAAGAAAAAATACGCCATCGAGCTTTCGGCCCATTGCGCGGGCCTGGCCATCGCCGCGGCATCCGCCTATCTCGGCCGCATCCAGACGGCATTGCCCGCAGGCGCCAACCCGGTGGTGCAGCCCGTCACCGTGGCGGGCGTGCGCACCCAGATGCGCGACAATGGCAATGCCGGCCTGATGATCGTGCTGGAAAGCGGCGCCGAACTGCCGCTGGAATTCCAGCGCGACGACCTGGTCAAGCTCTCCGCCTTGTTTGCCGAAATGGCGGCCTATGCCTCACCCGGCGCGGGTTACATCAAACCGACCTGATCTTCGGATCGCGCGGTCGCGCCCCGAACAGGTCGGCCAGCGCCCAGACCAGCGCGTCCATGCGGTCGGGACTTTTGCCCCCACTGCCGTCATACTGGCACATCTGGTCCTCCAGTTCGGCAAAGGCGCCGATGTGATGCACCCGGCCCTGCTCATACAGCGCCGCCGCCGGCGCCGCCCGCGCCAGCTTGCCGCGCGAGGCATGCACCAGCCTGATCGGCAAATGCGCGCCGGCCTGCGCCAGCACCGCCCGCACCATCTCGCCGCCCTGGTTGGCTTCGGCGATGATCGCGTCGGCCTGGAAATCCTCGTAAGCCTGCGCCGCCCGCGCCGCCCAGGCGGCGGGCGACAGGCCGCTCGCCGAGCGGTCGGCCAGCACATGGCCATGGCCTTCCAGGTCGCGCCCCGCCACCACGATGCCGCATGCGTCTCCACTCGCGCTGGCCGGGGGATCAACCGCCACCACGACACGTGGCAGGAACGGCGCCATTCGCAACCGCGCCTCTTCAATCCAGGCGCGTTTCCACAGTGCCTGTTCATTATCGGCGATAACGGCGCCCTCCAGTTCCTGGCGTCCCAGCCTTGTGCCGGCATAGCGCGCATTCAGGTATTCGATGAACCCCGGGGCCAGGTTGCCCGCATTGTCTGCCGTGGGGCTGCGCGTCACCACGACATCGGGCGCCGACAACAGCGCCCGCAAGGCCGGAACCGCGCGGGGCGTGGTGGTCAGCAGCATCCGAGGGTCGTCCCCAAGCCGCAGTCCCATCAACGCCATGTCCAGCGCCGTCTGCGGCGCATCCCATTTGGCGAATTCATCGCCCCACAGGCAGTCGAACTGATGCCCACGAAACGAATCCGGGTCCGCCGCCGACAACAGCCGCGCCTGCGCGCCGCCGGGCCAGCGCAGCAGCTTGTTGGAGGGCTGGAACGTGACGCCCTCCGC